CCCTCACGGGCAACCACCTTCGGCAAAATTTCACAATTTATTACTAAAGCTTGTTTTATGTAACAAATAACCAAAAAAAAAATCTTATTTCTTGCGATACTCCTGGAATGCCTCATAATCCTCCTTGCTGATCTCGAGACAGCAGCAGATGTGAGCGTTCTTGAAATCGAGATCCTCCTTATATTCGGAATTCTCGAAGAACGCACGAGAACGAATAAGGGCATCCGCCAGCGGGAACTTGTCTCCATCCGTCTCTACCACGAAGTCCTTCTTGCAAAGTACATTACCGGTCTTAAGAGGAATGGAAGCCTCTGCATAGAAGTACTTGCGTGGCTTCTCTCCGGTGAGAAGCTCCGTGAGCTTCTCGTGCATCTCCTTCAGCTGAGCATCGGTAATGCCGGCAATGTACATGCCGTTCATGCTGAGCATGTGTTCGCGCTTTGTCACGCCAAAGTCGTTCACCTCGCACTCATCAAAGATAGGATGCATTCTCTCCTCCTCGATGTTGGACGCAACATAAGTTCCAACATTTATATTCTTATTATTATCTTCCATTGTTTCTTGTTTTAAATCATTAATTCTATTCCATATTTATCACAAAGCGCTGGTACTACAGTCTGCATTACCTTACGGAAATGCGGATCATTTTCGTAGGCTTCTATCATAGCCCCGGCTATGACAGATAGGTTTCCGCCTATGGCCACGCATCCGGCACCAGCTTCAGAATCTTCACACTCAGAATTCACCACCATTAGGAAGGCGCGATTTTTCTTGTGTTTTTCTGACCAGCTCTTCATGCCTTGAGATATCTTTTGCGGATATTCCATAGATTTCATATCCTCTGGAATTTTCGCATCAAATCCCGTTATTACGTCCGGGCTACCTGCATTATTCTTCTTTCCCATTATTCTACTCCTCCATCTTTAGGTTTTGGACGGCTCCATCCTTCTGGATACATCTGCTGGGAGTCTTCGGCAAGATTTGCCCCCCCGAATTGCGGTAAGCCTCGAAAATCTTGTGGCGCTGGTTCTGAAGCTCCAGGTTCTTCAGGGCGTGGTCGCCCTTTGCCTTTGCCATACCTGTAAGGTAGAGTTCGGTAGCCTTGCGGCGGCCGTCACGGATGTTGCGCTCGAGCGCATCGAAGTGAATCTTCTTGCGGGAGAACTCCTGCTCTGCTTCAAACTTTTCTCTCAGAACTGCCTCCTGGGCTTGGTTGGCCAAATCCTTCTGGCAGTCGCACTCCTGCTGAAGCTGGATCTTCTTGCGCTCGAAATCCTCACGCTCCTTGTTGATGGCTTCGGTGTTCTCTACTAACTGACGATGAAACTCGTCGGTGGTCATTACCTCGGCTGCTGCCTGGGTATTGATATTCTTCTCCTGATTCATAATTTATTAAATGTGTTATGCGTTAATAATTCTCTGGGTGCAAAGGTACGGAATTCCTGCCTTTGCACAAAGGACAAACTTATAGCCCCCGTATGGCTATTTCCCATCCCGCTTGTTTATCACGATAGCGATAGTTCCCACGCCCGTACCACTCTTCTTGAAGGCACCTTCCTCTATCTCGTAAACCTGGGCGGAAACTTCTTCCAGGAATGCGCGGAAATCCTTGCATACCTTTTCCGAAGCCTGCTGCCAATGCCTTGAAGTAATGGCTGCCACGGTTCCGCCGGGCTTGAGATCATGATACATCTGCATCACGTGCCTGATGTCCTGGTTCTTCGAGAAGGGAGGGTTGGCTACTATCAGGTCGTACTCCGAAGGGTGCTCTGCCTGGGTGAAGTCGTCGCCTAGCAGGCGAATATGATCCAGCTTGGAAAGCTTCTCCTTATTCTCCGGCATCAGCTCGTAGCAATCTACAACCACGTCTGGCTGCACCCTGTGGATGGCATCGATGATGGCTCCTGTTCCTGCACTAGGCTCCAGTACCTTACAGTCGGGACTGAAATCGCCTGCCAGTGATACCAGCCAGTCAGCAACCTCGGGTGGCGTGGCAAAGAACTGGAAGTCCTTGGCCAGATTGCACCGCTTGCCCTCCATCAGTATGCCTGCCACTCGGGTGGCATCGAAGTTGAAGCTGAAGCCCTGCACCTTGCCGCCCGTCCACTTGCCGCCGGCTTCCTCTATCCAGAGCTTCACGTCGGCATAGGTTTTCTTGCTCAGCTGCACATTGGGCAGATAGAGTATATTGTCCTTGAACGTACATTGCTTGAGGACTTCCTCTGCTGACAGCTTCTTCCCGTCCTGCTTGCCGGATTTGCCGTCATTGCTTTCGGTGAATTCCGGTGCCAGCAGATGCAGCAGCTTATATACGAGTTTCTCGTTAACGCTCTGCATACGGCTGACTGCCTGCAATACTTCGCTGAAGAATGCGGTATCTACGTGACCTGTAACATCGTAGATGTCCACTCCCTCGAACGAGTCGCACAACGTGTGAAGATTCTCTGTGCTACCACGTAACATTTCTATTAAAGTCTCTTTGCTGCTCATCATAACTTTTCTGTAAATAAATCCTTGTAGTATCTATGCTGCCGTGCCCTAGGAGGTCGGCAAGCTGCACAATGTCCTTGTTCTTCTTCAGGTACATCTTGGCAAAGAAGTGGCGGAAGGCATGGGCATGCATCTTCTTTCTGTCGATGCCCACATGCTCGCCCCAGTTCTTGAGATTTTCCGAAAAACCACGCTGGTTCATCGCTTGCCCATATCGGTTCAGGCAGATAAGACCTTTCTTGCCGGTCTCCTTGACATAGTCCTTCACCTCGCGCTGCAGCTCCTTCTGGAAAAAGAACCGGCGGTACTTGCTGCCCTTTCCTTTCAGCACCACTTCGCCATGGACGATGTCCTCCCACGTGAATTTCATGAACTCATGCAGTCTGGCACCTGTGGTGGCGAGTATCCGCACAAAGAAGTAATAGTCTTTGTTTGGCTTCGCCTTCAGATAGGCCAGCAGCGCCTCGTATTCCTTCTCCGTTGGCACGTTCTCCACAGACAGCGTTCGCTTGTGCTTGCGCCGTTTGACGGATATGGGCTTCTTGGCGAATTCGGCAAACTTCTCGAATCCAGAGATGCGGAGATTAATGGTGTTTGCCTTCTTGCCCTGGTCTTCCATCGTCTTGAGGTAACGTTTCACGTTCTCTGTGTTGAAGTCATCTGCATACTGATAGAAGAGCTTCATGCCCGTGACGTAGCTAGCTTGCGTGTTGTGCGAGAAATCGAACTCCTGGGAGAGCCAGTTGGCAAAAGCACCGAGCTTATTCCTGTTGCGCTCGGAAGTCACTGATTTCTTTTCCAGTGCCTTCACCTGCCTCTTCTTTCTGTTGTAACCGACACCGAGAAAAGTCAGGAAGTCAAGTACGCAGTCGGAGTATCCTGGGGCAAGAGCCATATCGGATGCGAAGTTTAGCCGATACTGTTGGTATCCCTTGCGACTGATACTCTCGGCGTGTTCCAGGAAATGGGCGACGTACTTCATGCTCTCGCCAAGTTTTCGTGAAGTGACGTTGGCGCTGCATAGATATTCCAAGTATCTGATTAAATACTCTTGTCTTGCTTGTTCCATGAATGTTTGCGTTAATAATTCTCTGCGTGCAAAGGTACGGAATTCCTGCCTTTGCGCAAAGGACAAACATATGAGTGATGTATGGCTATTTTCCCTCTTCCTCTACCGGGCGCCAATATACTGCGAAGGTGTTGCACTCGGCGAAGCTGTCGGCATCGCTGCCTTCTGTCCAGATAAAGGGAATGCCATCATCGTAGCGCATTCCGTCGGCAAGCATTACGCTCTCGTGGTGGTCATCGGGCGTGCGGGGGTCGTGGAATCTCACCTTGGCTCCCTTCATGAAGCCTTCAGACACCTCGAGGAACTTTCTCGACTTGAAGATAAACAGGCTTCTGCCTGCTTTCTTGTATTGGAGCAGGCCGCTGTTAGTCATGCTGCATACCTTCTGACTCAGTTCCATGGCCTCCTTGTCACTGAAGGTTTCTTCCGAGTTAGAACTGATCGTTGTCAGCGTGGTGTCGGGATAGAACATCCTGTATTCTGCCACGCGCTCTGCAATATCCGTTAAGACATCTATATTCTCCATACTACATCACCTCCCCTCCGAAAAGATAACCACCAGCAATCATCACTACCGCGAAGCAGACTATGCCCACAATGGCCAATGCCACCTCGCCATACGTCACCTTCTCCTCGCAGAGGTAGCTGAAGATCTCGCTCCTGGTAGCCATGAGGCGCTTAGCCTCACGCTTGATTGCACACTTGAGGGATTTCATTCCCTCGTTCACATTCACGTGGATGCCGGCAGGCTTAGCCTGCATCGCATCATTTAATAAAATAGAATTCTGCATATTGCATCATCTTGTAACCATTAGCAGCGCACTTGTTTCGTGAGAAAAGGGTGGCGGCTGCATTCCCCGTTGGTTACAAGATGATGGCTTATCCGAGAGGACAAATCAAATCTTACGGTTCATGCAGCCGCCATATCGGTACACCTTTTTCCCGTTGCCGGGAAAATGATACTCTTGGGCATAAAAAAAGCCTGCGGCTGAGAAGCCATAGGCGAAACGGTCGCCCTGCCGGATAGACTACTATCATCTTGTAACCGGTGGCAAAGGTAAGAAGAAAATCCGGAACCGCCAAATAAAAACGGGGAAATTTTAAAAAATAGTCGTATTTTTCTTCTAAAGATTGGGATTTCGGGCTATTTTCCGTGGTTTTGGGGAGGAATGAGGAACGAAAAGGAATGAAAAGGAATGATTTTCCGGAATCAATCGGAAAATGACCGGGAATGACCTGGAATGACCGGAAAAACGAGCGAATTACGAGCGAAAACGACCGGAAACGACCGCAGGATCTCCCTTCGGTTCTGCCACTTCGAGGAATGGATTCCTCGGAAATTCCCCGATTTTCCGTGCAAATTCCACAAAAAATACCCCCGGTGCGGAAAGCGCCGAGGGCTATGTTTATTCTTTATCGTCTGTTGCATCTTTCTTTGGGAATATTGGTGGTATTTTGTTGAGTACAAAAACTACCGCCAGGCTGATCACCGTTGTCACACCGATAGCTATTGCAGCATTGTCATGACCATTCATTGCTAAATTATAAGCAATGTATCCAAAGAAGATGATGAGAATGGTACCCAGGATTTGTCCTAATGTAGCCTGATTGAATTTCCTTTTCACGATTCTCTTCTCCATATCGATGCGATGATCTACCTGCTTCTCGGTCATCGTCATGATGCGGTCGGTTGCGCCTGGCAATGTCTTTTCGTAAGCTTCAAAATGCTCCGGTGGAGGAAGAGGGCCGCTAAAGGTTCGCTCTTCTTCAATAGACATCATCGTTGCCAGAATGGCATTTCGCTTGTCTTCTGGCAGTTCCTGCAGGATGTCATTAACGTTTGCCGGTATGGCATCCTCAATCTCTGCGATTTCTTTGTTGTCTTCTTTATCTTGCTCCATAAAGTTGTCGTCTATTAGCGTTTAAAACTTTCCTCATATCAGAACCTACTGCTTCCCAGTCTTTCCTCAAGTCAGACACATTGTTGCCTTTCAAGTAATCGTTGAACAGGCTGTTGTCGCCACCGAGGCTTCCTAAACTACGCAAGCCTTCTGCTAAAGGGTGGCGAGCGATGCTCGTAGAGCTAACAGCTCTACGTCTTGTAATTCTTAATGCTCTCATTACTTGCGTTGTTGTTTTATTATTGATGTTTCTTTTCTACCGCTGCAAAAATACGTCTTTTTTCTGATACTGCCAAATATTTATTGCAATTTTAACTATAAACTTTGCTATAAAGATTAGAGCACGATAATTTCTGATAACTGAAAATGCGCAAATTTCAACTAAAATATACAATACTGGGAGATGAGAAATCGGAATCATTCGGAACCAATCGGAACGAAAAAGCCCCCGATGCATCTCGCACCAGGGGCTTCTAAAGCGATCTTTTAAATTTAATTTCATGAAGTACAATCGGCATGGAAGCCGACCGAACTGTTCTTTAAACGTACTGTAGAACTGGTCTATCTATCAACATACCAGCATCTAAATCTCCTTTTATTCTTTTCGTTTAGAAGGTGTCCCCGGCACGGAATCGTGTCGGGGACGATGTGTGAATAGATAACCCTATGCTAACTGCAAAGAGCTAATGCGTTGTCCAATCTCCTGGACGGCACGATTGAAAATATCTTTCTGCTCGGAATTGAGCGTATAAGCATGACCACGAACCTCTGAGCCATTGAGACGCTGAGAGAGCCATGCAGCGCTTTTACCGAAGTATTTCTGTGCGATGTATCTTAGTGGAAGCAATTTATAATCTGCCTCTGCAAGCTGCTCACGCAAAGTGGCAACCTCCAGCTTCAGGTTTGCTACTCTATCTACAACCACCTCACTAATATATTTCTTATCCTCCTCCGTAGCATTTGCGCTGAGATAGCGATGAATCTCGTCTCTGCGCTCTTTGCTCTTGACATCCTGCTTGCTAGCCAATGCCATATACTCTGCCATTAATTCTTTAATATGCTCCATATTCTTATATTTATATTGTTTAAAGAACCTCCCCCCCTAGGGGAGGACTTTTTAGTTTTTTCTTTGCTTGTAGAGCTTAGAAAGGTCTGCGAGTCTCAAATCAATCTGTCTCTCGTAATCGAAGACCAAGTCTTTCAGTTCGAGAAGAGCCTTGATTTCGTCTTCCTTTCTTTTAATTTCTTGCTCTAACTCTTTTTGTGTCATACGCTTAAAATTAAATTGTTAAACATCTAGTTATCTATTCACGATGCAAAGATACATAAAATTCTTTTAACGACCAAATAAAACATAAACTTTCTTTTATGTTTAACTCATTTTTAACATCTTGATACGGGAAATAAGCGGAAAAAGCGTATCTTTGCAGAAAAGATATGTTTCACCTATTAATATATATAAGGTATGGAAAAGATAATAAGTAACAAGGCTGCCTCCTTTGCCAGCATGGAACTTGCCAGATATGCACTGGAACGGGCAGACCTGAGAGCCAGCAGCATCCTGGAACAGTACCGCAAGTCAACCGACCGCAACTATACGCTGGCAGGTTTCATCATGACGGTATTCATGGCACTCACGGCTTTCCTCGCCACGGAAAAGATGACCCTGATGCTGATGGCCATCACACTCCCTTTATGGATAGGAACCGGAGCGGCACTGCTTATCCTGTTCTGTAAGGTGATGTGGGTACACGACTTCATGGCGCTGGGAGATGATGCTGCCACGATGCTGAGAGACGACCTGGTAGATGTGGCCATGAACAAGGGCTTGCTGGATGAAGGAAAGGCAAACGATGAATACCTGCATCATCTCGTAATATCATCCATCAGGCGCACCCTTAACGCCACGGAGCATAACCGCACCTACCTTAACAGAAGAAACCGCCACGTAAAACGAGCGATGACCGCAATCATTGCCTCGGTAATAGTGAGTGCAACGACTACGGTCATCCTGCTGGCCTTATCTTCTCTTGGGATTATTCCCGTGGCTTGATGTGTCCGGATAACAGTTCGGATCCTCTGGCCAACCATCCTCATTGTAGTTTGGTTTCATAATCAATAAAAAAGGGCCCGTGCATCCGGAGAGCAGTCCTTCAGCACGAGCCACACAGCTGTATTTCTTTTCACTTGTTATGTACAAACTCTGCTCAATCTGCACACAACCTTAGTTCAATGTCATCATTACGCCTGCAAAGATAACACTTTTCTTCGAAACCATCAAACATTTTACTGATTATTTTCAGAAAATAGCAAGAAAAGGCCCCGATGCATTGCTGCACCGGGGCTGAGTTGAGTTATTGAACATGTTAGCTATGCTAACTGCAATGCGCCACAAGGCTATGGCGACTTCTGTCTTATGGGGAACGATGACCCCAGCCTCATTATATCCTGTCCGCAGCCGCACGCAAGCGATTGGAAACATCGCAAAGTGCTCCACGGAGCATAACCTTCTCCTCTTCGGTGAAACCGCCTACACCGCCATTACCGTCAATACCATCGAGCTTATGATAAAGCCATGATGCCGATTTTCCGAAATAGGCGTGTGCTATCTCGCGCCATGATACCGTCATCTGGATATCCTGTATGCGCTGCTTTACTGTGCTGTCCTTAGCCTGCTTCATTGTTACTTCCATAATCTTATGCTTTTTAATGCCCTCCCCGAAGGGAGGGGTTCTGTTAATACTTGGTGTAATACTCGGGTGGCTCAATCATCTCATCAAACAGCTGCTGAGCGTACCATAATAACTGCGGATTACCTCTAGGGTATGACTTTCGGAAGTTTCTGATAGCTTCTATCAGTTCTTCCTCTTTTTCTGTTACTAAAATCTTTTTCATTTCGTTTTCTTTTAAGACGCTGCAAAGATACTACTATTTTTCGTAGTAGCCAAATATCTAATACGAAAAATCGTCGTATTAACTATGTTTAAGCTTTCTATTCATGAAAAGATAGAAAATGAGCGGGAAAAAGTGTATCTTTGCAGCAAAGATACGTTTCACCTATTAATATATATAAGGTATGGAAAAGATAATAAGTAACAAGGTTCGCAAGAACCTGAACGAGCACACAGCCCGCATCATCCTGGAACGCTCAGACAGAATGGCCAGCAGCACGCTGGAGCAGCTCCGCAAGTCCACCGACCGTGCCTACACCATGACAGGGTTCCTGCTCACGGTGTTCATCGCCCTCACGGCATTCGTATTCTCCAGCCCGTCTTTATGGCAGCTCTCTACTGCTGTAGTTCTATGGTCAGGCATCTTTATTGCGCTATACATCATGGTAAACCAGGTACTGTGGGTACACCCCTTCCGGCATACGGGCAACGAGCCCAGGAATATGATACAGGAGGAGAATATCGACAGGCTCCTGAAGAACGGGTACAACCAGGAAGAGATGAACTCCCTATACTCCATCAATACCCTGCTCGATGCCATCCGCCATAACCAGGATATCATCGACCGCAACAAGAGTATTCTTGCCGACCGCTGTGACCATATAGAAAAAGCAATGACGGTGATCAGGTGTACTGTCATCATCGCCACCATCATCACCGCCATCTCGCTTCTAGCCTCTGTTCTGGGGATGTATCACGGTTCCGCCATTTGAGCGGTCGTCTCCACCTCCACGCTGAGGAATCCAGTCGTCATCGTCTGTTGGTTTCATAATCATAAAAAAGGGCCCGTGCATCCGGAGGGCATTCCTTCAGCACGAGCCACTGTGAGAGTGTGCATCTTATAACTGTCGCCATGCGCAAGCCATGCCCTGCCTACGAATAGCTATCGTTTATTTCTTCATTCCGCCTGCAAAGATAGCACTTTTCTTTGAAACCATCAAACATTTGGCTGATTATTTTCAGAAAAGGCACGAAAAAGCCCCGATGCTTCACGCACCAGGGCTGAATTGCACATTATTATTTGTTTGAAATCCCGTTCCCATTCCGTACAGAACGGACCCGATAGGAAACGGGTGGAGCGAATTATTAACACACGCCTGTGAAACATTCTAACCATTAGTAAAAAAGAAATCTACACATATTTAACGTATGAGTTGATTATAGCATATCTTTCCCCTAACTAACTCAATCATTCAAAGATTTAATATTCTATCATCTATTTGGCAAAAATAAGCAGTTTTGGATAGGAGAGCCTGGTATGTGGATTCTGGCTCACCACCTCCATGCGCACAGCCTTGGTTCCGTATCTGAAGAAGAGGAACTTCTTCGGCACCCTATGGATAATCATCTGCAGGGTATCCCTGATCTCTATATGGGCATGGAAGCTGTCGGCCTCCAGCGATCCCCGCAGACTCACCCATGGATCACTCCAGGATATCCTCTGCGGGGGCATATAAAGAAGCATATCAGAACGTTGCGCTGTAGTATCTGTAGAGCCGGAGGTAACGGCGGCATGAATATCGACCGAGGAAGAAGAGGAGGTCCTGGCTGCTGCCACCATCCGGCTGTTCTTGATCTTCAGTTCCTTCTTGGTAACGGCAAGGAGAGAATCGGGGTTACGCTTTAGGCTGGACGGCTCCAGCAATATGGCTGAAACTGATGCCATCGGCTTACCTGACTGCGTCTGCCCGATCTCCACCTCACCGTTATGAAGTAGTAAATCCTGATTTCTGCTGGTGCGCTCACAAAACTTCTTGTAGTTATGGCATTCCCGCAGCAACATCACTGCCGCCAGAGGAATGAGCGCCAGCACGACAACCTTAAGAAAACTCGAAAAACTAGTTTCTTGCATCTTCACAACTAACTAAACACTAAACAAAAAAAACTACTGACTATTAACTAATAAACCTATAAAACTATCTTATCTGCATTTTGACTTCACGGTCTTGATGATCGAGGTGATAATGTTGAGGTATGCCGGATCAGTGGCATACTTGCACCCCACCTCGTCGCATATCTTTCGGGCAAACTGGTAGGCATCCTTGCGGAATGGCCATGCATCCTTGTAGCCCGGCTTCTGGAAAAGCCGCTCATGTTCCTTCAGGCACTCGCCTATAGAGGAGAAATCCTTGAAGGCTCGCTCCACCGTGTAATACCAGAGGTTCTTGCCCTTCACCTTGCATACGGAGATGACGCGGTCGGGAGCCTTGAACTTCTGGTTGGGAGTCTTGAGATACTCGTGGGTCTTCACCATCACGATGGCTCCATCCCACTGGCTTCCCTTGGTGATGCCGAAGAGGTTGGCCTGGCCGATCACCTTGGAACCCCATCCCGTCTCAAGCATTGCCTGGGCGGTGACGAATGCAGGATCTATTTCCGTTTTTGCCTCCACGGCTGCAGCATATACCTGCCGGGCGAAGGCCATCTGAGTTTTGTTTGGCATACCTTATATATATATATTAATCATTTAACGAATCAAACTTCTTCCTGGGCATCCTTGTCAGAGAACCTGATAGGCTTGCCGCTGATATATTCTCCGCTGTCGTTGAAATCCTTCATACGCTTCACGAAGTTCTTGGGCAGTATGGGATATATCGCCTGAATGTTCTCTATGATGGAGAATATCTCCCTCACCATCATGAACACGCAGAGATAAGTACCAATCCACTGCATCGGCCCCACCACGGTGCCACCGACGGTGGCATGGCTGGCAAAATTGCTGAGAATCATCAGGAAGATATATATCACAATCTTGCGGGTGAACCGGGAGAAGAACGATTCGCTCGATGCATCCTTGTGAATGAAATGCTTCCACACGCCCAATATGGTATCGATGGTAATTGCCACCGCTATCCACTTGGCAAACTCCCAGTCCTGATAAACATACTGGAACCCCTCCGTCACTATCGTGATCGGGAGTGATGTGATTGCTATCATCGGTATATTACGTTTTAATTGTTTCATATCGAAGGTCTTTTTGTTGTAAGACGTTGCAAAGATACGCTTTTTCCCGCAGCTGGCAAAGGACTATCCTTTCATCATCTTCCTGGATATGCGGTGGGTATCCAGGATATCCGCGCCGGTGGCTGAGAGCATCAGCGTCCACCCGTAGCTCTGCAACTCGGCGGAGACGAAAGGAATGATTTCGCAGTTGGCCACGCTGTCGCGGTCCATCCAGTAGAGTTCCTCCCGCTCGGCATCTGCCATAATGCGTGCGTGAATCTTGGAGAGCATCTGGAGGGTGCGGTCGTTGGCTATGATGCGTTCGAGCATATCCGATGTATTGGGCAGCTTCATCGCCACCGTCACCGCTATGCGCTGGGTACACTCGAAGCTTCTGCGGCCGTCGCTCTGCATATCCACCTCGCCGTAATCCACGAAGAGGAAGGAGCCGGTGAGCTTGTCGATGCGCTGCTTCAGCTCGTCAAACGACTGGCCATATACGTAGTTCTCTATCTCGGGAACCAGTTCCTTCTCCTTATCCTGCATATTGCCCAGCATGCTGAGCACGGTGGCATATTCTTCCATACTACTGCTCTCACCCTTGGTGGCGATACCCTTGGTAACACCTGCAGAAGCAGGAAACTTGGCAAAATATGTAAATAGATCCAATAACATAAGCTTATAATTTTTTCGCAGGAATGCGTTTTCCTGCCTGGTTATACTATCTTGTTGATGATATCGATGGGCAGTCCCACCTCGGTGGCTATCTTTGCCACGTCCATACCGGATGCCTTCAGGCTCTTCACTCCGTCGATGGTCTTCTTGCGCAGGATGCGCAGGTAGGTGAGCACATTCATCTGCTCTACCTGGTGAGCATTGCCCAGCCCGTCCTTCGAGAGGTCGTAGAGCGCATCGGTGGCATCGGTAGTGATGCTGCAGCTGCCCGGCTGCACCGCAAACTGGGTGAGCAGCGAGAATTCCGTCTTCGAGAAGAGGAAGTTGTTTACTGCAGTAAAGTTCAAGGCTATCGCCATGAGCGTATTGCCAGGCAGCTTCCTGAACTGCTGTGCCAGCTTCTGTGCCTTCTCCGAGGAATATTCACCCTTGCAATAGAGTACGGCTGCCAGCAGCGGCAGACTCGCCTCGCCCATATCGAGAAGCTGGCGCGCCTCGATATACTGCAGGGCCGTGAGCGAGCAGGTGAGCGACTGGAAGTCCGTATTGATCTCGTAGCCGTAATACGCCTTCTGGTCGATGAAGAGGATAGGCAGCTGCTGGCGGCAGAAGCAGAGATCGAGCACTATCTTGCCTTCAGCCTCCTTGAAGATGAAGGTAAGCTGGTCGGCTATCGCCATGAAGTTCTCGAGAGCCTTCTCGTCTCTTTTAATCTTTCCCAGATCCCACTTCATCAGGTAGCAGAGGAACAGGCACTTGATGGCGCCTGGTGGAAACTGCCCATTCTCCAGGAGCGAAAGCAGCTCTACAAGCTTCAGGAACTGCTCAGAAGTGAGTAGTTCCCATGAGTTCGGGATTTCGTATTCCTTCCCGTTGGCTCTTACGGATATCGATTTTTTCATAAGCTATGGCATTAAGTACATATTATCATCCGGCCGGTTCTCTGCCGAGAAGGAGAGGAAATCATTGCCTTCCTGGGCATCGAGCAGCATATCCACATTGTGGAGCAGGTCTTCTGCCTCGCCTTCCAGCTGGGTAGCCAGCAGGAGAGCCCGGCTTGCTTCATCGCTGCCCGAACGGGTGGCGGTATTGTCTTCGAAGAGGTTGCGGATGGTGGCGGGGAATTCCAGGATATCGAAGCGCCGGAGCGATTTCGCCACGGTCTTCTTCACCAGGGCACGCTTCAGCATAGGCAGCGCCTTTTGTCCGAACTCGGCAAAGGTCTGGTCTTCCCCACCCTTCTCCAGCCGCTCGAAGTAGGCGCCTATGCTCTCGTCGAGCACCTCCTTCTGCAGGGGTACGCAGCGGAAGAAGAAGAGGTACGAGAGGTCGATAGGGTAAATTTCATCGAATTCATCGGCTGTATCTACCTTCAGCTGGCTGAGCATCCTGTAGTAGTTGGTCTTGCGCCAGTCTTCCATGGCTAGGCGGATTTCGGCGGTTTCATCGTCGCTGATTTCCTCGGTAAGCTCCGAAATCAGCGAATCCATCGCATTGAAGTAATTCTCCATGTACGAGCGCTTCATGCCTTCAAGCTCGTACTTGTAGAGATTCACATCGTTCTTCCTGCGGTTTACGGCATCGAAGATGATCTGCGTGGCAAGCGTAAGGTTCGCCATGGCTGCACGGAGGAAATCCTTCAGGCAGCTGTCTTCATCCCCGATGGCAACAATATCGAAGAACGTATTGCTGCCAATAATGGCAACAATACGCTTGCGTGCGGCAACGGCAGAACCCCGAAGGCTGTCGAAGTCGGCGCTGGTATCAGCACCTGGCGCACTGTTGCAGAACTGTGCGTAGCTGCTGAAGAGGTCTTTGAGTTGAAATTTCTTGTTCATGACTGCTGGCGGTTTAATCGGTCATCCGGAGAGATATCTTCCTGTCGCTGCGGAACCTCGCGATAGAAGCCCAGACGGCAGCCCTGCCTGTAGAGTTCCGGGAAGTTCAGGCGCAGTGCCCAGTTGAGCGGTTCTGCACAGACCTCATCCTCGGAGGTGAGCGACATGATGTAGATGAGATAATTATAATAGGTATCGCTTCCACTCTTCGAGATCACTCCATCCTTATCTACTGCAGATATGGCTGAATCGAGACCCACGGAAGAGAGAAGAGCCTGGTCGGTGCGCTTGTCGTAGGAGATGAGCGCATCGATGTACTCCTTGTACTTGAGGTCGATGGTCTCCACCTTCCACGACTGCTCGTGACCCTGGGCATCCATGAAGGAGATGGAGGAGAATCCCTTGCCCTGATTGTCGGCGCCGGAGAGATAGGTGCTGAACTTGCGCACCTCGTCGCGGACGTAGCGTACCATGCACGACTCCTTGAAGTCTGTACCGATATCGATGCCGTTGTACTTCAGCAGCTCCAGACCCTTCGCCTTGCGCCGCTTGTTCTCCTCGCAGAGCTTGGTCATCTGGGTGCGCTTGCTCTGGATTCAGGCATTCGGAATGATGACGTGCACCTTTGCGGCAAGCGAGTTTTTCAGAAAACTGTTGATGTAGCGTGCCGTCTTGTTGCTGCCCAGGATGGAAGGTCTGGCTCCCTGATGGGTCTCGTTGGATCCGTAGTATTCATCCACCGATTTCTCCCGGTGATGGGAGATTGCAGCGTAGTTGTAGTTGTCCACCTCGCTGAAGCTGAACTTCGGATAAACCGAGTAACTTGACAAGCCATAGGCAAATCGACCTACCACTACCTGGCGGAAATCGCTGTAGGAAACCAGCTCGGAAGCTACATCGTGGCGGGTAGTTGCCAGTCGGCAGTAGCGGTTCTCCATGGCTTCCAGTGCTGCCACCGGCTTGCCCATGCCTATCATCTTGCCTCGGGTGAAGCGCCACTTCACGAAGAAGTCACCGAAGTAATAGTAGTTCTTGATGCAGGTCTTGCAGAACTCCTCTACCGATGGGATGCCCCGGGAACTCCAGGAGTCGAGCCACTCCATCACTTCGGGCTGCTCCTCGTACTTGCGTACCAGCTTGCCGTCCTCGATAGCTTGCTTATATACTGCAAGCCCATGGCCATAGAGCATCTTGATCTCCTTGGAGTAGAGACGTGGAAGCAGTCGGTTCTCCTTGATCTCCTTGGTTATTTCCTCACACTGCTGGTTGTTATAGCCGCGCATCAATACCTGATAACCCTGTATGCCCAGATACTGGTGCTGCTGCATCCAGAGCGTACCACCGAACGGAGACTCCAGGAGTGGTGACTGGAAGAGCTGCTCTGCATCCAAGGCAGGATCACCCTCGCCCAGCTGGAAGGTGAAGGTATTGCCATCGGCAAGATAGATGCCGGCATTGCCATACATATCTATTTCGTAATCGTTCATAGCCAATCTATTTTGTGTAATTTAAATCCGTCCTGAGGGAACCCCATGTACCTGATGAGAATGCGGTAGCACATCTTGGGATTCCCGTCCTCGTCGGTATAGAGGAAGTAGTTCTCACCATCGATGGCGAAGCGCTCCCTTGGCAACTGAGTGCGGTACTTGCAGTGATGGCGCACCTGAAGCTCGGTGCTTGCCTCGTCTCTCTGCCTGGAATAGGGAAAGAAGACCAGGGTAAACTCCCCATCGGGCAGCTTACTGATCTCTCTGGCCCACTGCAGCGCCGTGATGCCATCCATGATGATGTTCTTGCTCTTTTTGCTCATAACGATGCGAAGTTAGCAAAAAAATATCGCCCTGCAAAAGACCGGCTGCACCCTGCTGCCGTCATATTTCCGGGAATCGTAAGGCCTGCACCTCTATTCCTCTTCCCAGCGGTGCGTGCACAATTCCGTGACACGTTTTTCTGGGATTTTTCTCTGGCGGGGCTGCTTGGGCTGATTATCAGCACCTTGCGTTTTGTACCCCTTCATTTTACCTGAAATATTGATTCCTGCAGTAATTTTATTGCCGAAGAAATGGGATATTATCCACCGTTTATATCTCGAAATTGTCGGGTAAATCGGTAGGATACGTACTTAATTCCGCCTTCACGGCATCAGAATAGAGACCATAGAGCAGGTAAATCATGGCTGAAGGAAGCTGCGTGGTGAGTCCTGCCTGGTTCTTGAGCTGCTGCTTCTTCTCCGAACTCTTGTCGAGCTCTATCTTGCCCTCCGTCTTCTTCAGAGGAGAGATCATGATGGCGCTGCACAGGTTCTTGCACTCGTTCTCGTCGATGCGCACAATAGGAAGCAGCGGGCTCCGCTCCCCGAAGAGCATCTGGCAGAGCTTGAACTGCTGCCAGTGGTAGATGGTAGGTGCATCCTCGTTGTAGAGCACCACCATGAAGCCGTATGACTCCAGGGCAGCCTTCAGGTTGAGTGAGTCGGTGGTTATCAGCTCCCGTTCCTCCCTGCGCTTGTTGCCGGCGCGGTCCGGGTAGAGATAGATGGTCTTATTGACTGCTGCGGATCCGAAGAACTGGTGCACCTCTGCCACCAGGTCGTTGTAGTCCTTGGGCAGGAAGGCGAAGAACTCCTTGATGATGTCGAGCCTTCTGCCATAGTCCTTCTTCTGAGCTACGATGAGCGACTGGAAGTTGCCGGGGTCATAGCCCATGTAGAGCGGTTCCTGGGGGTCGTAGTGAAGCAGATACTCGGCAGAAAGGATAAATCTATCCTTCAGGTTCAGGCGAAGGATAGACTCATACTTGTAACTGTCCTTGAACTGATGCCTTACGTGGTCGTAGTTGATGAAGAACTTGTTGGTCACTTCCTTGTGGCGGATGGCACAGATGGCGGTGAGGAACTCGTCGATATCAAGGGTATCGAGCTGCGTCTTGAAGAACTTAGGGCCCAGGATATCCTTGTTGCAGAAGGAGGATGCACGGATGTAGAAGATGGCGTTGCGCCTCATGTCGGCAAGGCGCGGCTTCCATCGCTCCACGAAGGAATTGAGCCTGACCGTCTCGAGTCGCATCTTCTCCAGGAGTACCGGATCCTTGGAGTCTCGCTCCTGCTGTCTGAGGATGAAAAGCCGGTAGAGACTCTTGTTAAGTTCCAGGGAAACGGTGGCGATTTCCTCGATAAGCTTCGGGTTCACCTTCTTCTCGTATTCCTCGAACCAGTCATCCTCTCCGAGGTCAACACGGGCGGTATCACTCACACCGGTAACACCTTCATAGTAAGCAGAACATCGCACATTGGCTGGACCTCCACGCAAAGATGGGAAGAGTCGGGTCTTGAGCTTCTCTCCGCTGTTGTGCTTCATCTCCTCCACGAAGGCGTGCACGGCATTTCTACCAGCCACGGATTCCGGCTGGTCGCTTGATACCAGCTGAAGGTGGGCACCATTGCGGAAGATCACGCTATGCTTGGCATAGGCTATCGGGTATCTCGGCTTACGGAAGTGGGAAGGAAGCGTGCTCTCCCCTACCACGTAATCGATGCCATACTCAAGCATGGAGCGCTGCTGGCCGTTCACCACAACCTGGCGGGAGAAGTATGCCTGGATGTTAGGCCAGACGTTGGTCATCAGCGCCACGTAGGTCTTGTGAACCAGGAAAGAAAGCTCTCCCGGCATATCATTGGCAACACGTATCAGACGAGGACCCGTCACACCTTCAGTCTTACCTCCGGCACGGGCTACCTCGGCAAAAAGCATATTTGGATCGATGATGTTGGCAAGCAGCTGCATGTTATTCATGTAGTAATGCTCGAACTCTCCTATAGTATTATCATTCAATATCAGTTGGCTCATCGCTTATTTCCTCCACTATTTCCGCTTCCTGAATATCAGCATCACGAAGCAGACGTTTCTTCTCTGAGCTCTCGATAGGCAAACCATCGATGAGCGAAATATAGAAGCCGCGGTTGTGCTTGGCGGCAATCTCCTTGAGACTCTTTTTCTGAAAACCCAACTCCTCAGGAGTGATCTCAGGAGTGATGAGGAACACCACGCCGAGGTCTCGGTCGGCTTCAGCCTGCTCTGATGCACGGCGGCGGCATTCCAGTGCCTGATCCATACAGGCCTTCTGCATCTTGTAGTCGCGCTTGGCAGAGCAGAGCTTGGCAAGGTCTTCGTACTTGTTGGCAAAATCGTTCTCCCAGACCTTGATGCTCACGTTGCAGTCAACATTGAAGTAGGATATCGCCTGGTTGATGCGGGTCATGCAGGTACGCACATCGAGGGAGATCTTCTGCTGTGCGGCTATGCGCTGCTTGAGCTGGCGGGCTCCACGGGTAATGTTGCGCTCATACTCGTAAATCTCGGCAGCCCACTGCAACTGCTTCAGGAAGGTCTTCACGTCCTCCGGAATGCCTTCACCATCGCCCGTGGTGAGGAAGGTGGTGATAAGATCCGGATGTACACTTTCCAGTTTTTCTATCTCACTTTTCATACGCCGAACAACTCCTTTCTCAGTTTCAGCTCCTCACGGTCCTGCATACGCTCGTTCAGAAGCTTGATGGCATCGAGGTCTCCGGCTTCTGCCTGCTCGGCTATCTTGGCGTCTGCCTTGAGCTGAGCTTGCTCAAGCACACCTCCGTTTTTGACCATCTGAACGCAGGTTTCTGCTATCTTTCGTAATTCCTTCTTATCCATCTGATTGATCACTGTATTGTTCCATCACCATCTTGAACATGCGTTCACGCTCCTGATGGCGCTGGAGGTTTTCACGGTCGCTGGCACGTTTGTCCTTGCGATCGTTTCTTTTAATATAACTCTTGTAGCGCTTGATATTATCGAGCACATTCTTATGCTTATGAAGAAACTCAGCCGGGTCCTTCCTGAAGAGCTTCACGAGTTCATCGAACTCAGACTTGCCTCTCAGAAGCGGGTGCTTGTAGAGGAACTTGCCTGTATCGTTGTATGCCTTCAGCTCCTCGAAGGCCTGAAGGTTCCTGATGCGGAGTTCTGCCATGGCAGCCACGTCCCGCTCCTTCGGCTTCTTGTCTAGAACCTCGTCGAGTTTCTTCATCTTGCGCCAGGTGTTGATACGGTCGTTGTAGATGACGGTAGCCATCTGCACGTCCTCGTTATAGAGGTTGTCCCAGTCGATGTTAGGATATTCCTCTTCCTTTTGGACTACTTTTTTTTTCCGTCTTCCTCCTGCCCGGCAGCTTCAGCGGTTTCTTCTGGTGGCGCCTTGCCTTCAGGAGTATCAGGAGCTTCTTCCGTGCCTGGGTCGTCTGAAGGAGTTTCTTCAGAAGATTTCTCTTCCTCTTGTTCCTTCGTTAAAGTTTCACTTGAATCACCCGAGCCTTTCTCGGCTTCATCTGCTGAAGTTTTGCTTGAACCATATGGATCTTTCTCCTCTTCACCAGTTAAAGCTTTACTTGAATCATTAGGACCTTTCCCGGCTTCACCTGTTAAAGTGTTGCCTGAACCCTCCGGACCGTTCTCCACCCCGTCCGTTAAAGTTTCACTCGAAGCATCTTCCATGCCTTTAATGAATTTGCGGTTATCCTCGATTTCGTCTGCATCGCAGATATCCAGGAGTGCATAGAGAATTTCGTCAGCGTAACGTTGAGGGTCACGGGCAAAACGGGTAAGCTTAGGATGGCGTGGATTTTCGTCATCCAGGAGCGAGAGGTCTGCCTTGGCATGTTCCTCTCCTCTCAGCTGATTGAACAGCTGCAGTTTTTCTCTTCTGTTATACATACCTTATTATATATTAATAAAGGTGCGCCACCTTTTGATGGCGACACACCTTTTGAGAATTTAGAAGAAAAATTATTTTGGGAAATAGAATTATTTACTTACAGCCTTCCGCTGAGTAGTATCAGCCGATTGACTAACTGCATCAGTAGCCACACCAAGAGGATCCTCTGCATAGAGACAAGGGAGATCGACAGATGTGCGCTTGAAGGTGAAGGTGGTGTAACGGCCATCCTTATCGTCCTTGGTCTCGGTGTTGTTGAGAATCATTGGCCGCTCTGGCTCGCCGATGATATACCACTGGGTATCCTTCACGTGCTTATAGAGGATGATGAACTTGCCGCCGGCATACTGCTCGATGAAGTTGTAGAGATCCACACGAGTACCGCCCATGATGATCACCAGGTTATTCTCGCCGGAAGTTGTGATGTCTCCCTTCTCGGTCGTAGCGGTGAACGTTGGAATGTCGTGGGCATCGAAGAGATAAGCCTTCAGCGTATCTGCAGCTGCGGTTTTAAACGGCATCGCCTTCACCATTCGGTCTTTATCCGGCTGCGGGAATGCCTTGGTCATATCGATGAGAGATGTAGGGACCAGCACAACCTGGTAGGCAATGGCAGAACCATGGGTGTCGCGGTCGGTTACGTCATCGATTGCGGTAAGGGCTACGAATGAAGCCATGGAAACGCCGGCTCCACCCATACCCATGGATGATGTTGGATTATCAAGCATCTGAAGGAGCGAGACAATGCCAAGCAGCATCATGATCGTCATGAAGAGAAGACGGCCCTTGTGCTGGGCATAACTGTATCCCTTGTTGGGATTGTACGCACGGTGACGTACTGGAATATTGTTTTTCTTCATAATCTTTTCTGAAAATGTGTAGGCAGAGTACATGGTGTACCCCACCTACGAATTAACACTAAATACTAATATATTATGAATCAACGTCCACCAGGAACGTTAGGCTGAACAGCCTTGTTGACGGTTCGCTTGCCACCTACGCGGCGCTCGAGCTCACGGTACTTGTTATCTTTGCCGAGGATAACCATGATGTAGTCGCCTGGCTGGCTAGGAGTCCACTCGGCTGTGATGTTGGCAAAATTACCGCTCTTGGCGATAGTAAGACCGTGGGTAGCATCATCCTCACCAATCTCGATGCAGTAAGCTACACCCTGCTTAGCCTTCTTGATCTCAGTGATGGCTGTAGCTGATGTCTTTGCGTCTGAGATGTGCCAGAAGCCGCTTCCGCCGTCAATCTCGGCACCGATGACTGTAGCAGGCAGGTTGGTAAAGATCTGCTGGAACTCGTAGTCGTTGTCGTCCATATCTGCCTTGGTTTCGAACTTGCGTCCGGTGAAGGCTGCACCGCAACCCTCCTTCCAGGTACTCCATGCACGAACCATCTCCATCTGCTCCTCCATCTTGACAGCAAACATCTCGCCTGGGAGATACTCCACGAACTGGAGGTTGCCAGGAATATCCAGGAACATCCAGCAAGACTTACCCTCGTATGGGAGCCACTTAATCTGAATGGTAGAGTCTGGCACACGGTTCTTGTAGCCGTCAGGGCCTGTGAAGTCGAGATCCTTACCATAGGTCTCGCGGCAGTTGGCAAGCCACCAGTCGATGTGGTTCTCGTTGAGGTAGAGAACGTGCTTATCGAGCGTCATACCTTCAGTAAGGTGGGTCTTGACGTCTGTGATGAACTCCTTGACCGCATCCAGCATATTAGCTGAAGTATAGGTGTTGTAGCTCTTGTTGGCGAATGGCTTGATGCTGTAGTCGTGGATATAGCGAAGCAGAGTGTACCAGATACCAGTACCAGCATTGAGATAGCTGGAAGGCTGACCATCCTCTGGCTTCACATAGATACCACGCATACGGCGCTGATTCTGCTCGTCCTGAGCCTTCTTGAGAAGGTTAAGCAGACAGAACTCAATCATAGACCACTTGATAGGATCAGAACCCTCCTTGTTGAGGTAAGCGATATACTTGCGCTCAATCTCCTTCATCGGGCCGAACTGCACCTTGATCATGGCGTCATCCACGTAACCCATCTCGTTCTCGAGCTGCATGCCACCCTTGTAGATCTCACCTGGCTGGTAGCCCTGAGATACCTCATCGAAGAAGGCATTGAAGAGGATATCGCGGTCCTGCACACCATAGCGAACTGGGAAGTATTCGGTAAGATTGCGAAGCTCCAGAATACGTGCGATAAGAGCATCCTGGCGGAGAATGACGAACTGATTGCCCAAGCCGGCATTATCCACACCGCCATAGTTGGTGGCGAACTGGCCAGAAGCAAGCGCCTTGACGTCACCAAGCTCATTGCGGCTCTGGTGATACTTGTAGCGCTGCTGAAGAGATCTTGCGAACGCCATAGACTCCTTGCGGAATGCCTTGCCATCGCTCTCCTCATCAGGTTCAGACGCTAAGGCAAGTGCCGGATTGACTGTAATCTGGTTCCAGCGTTTCTTCATGTCAAACATAGAGTGCTCGACACCGAAGAGATAGTTGCTGTTCGACTCGAAGCCGTTGATAGGAATAGAAGGAGCAGTGACGTGGGCAGCAGGCTTGTCAGGAGCAGTACCCTGCGCCATCTTCATCACGTTCTCTGCGAGACCAGACACAGCCTTGGTGAGCTGCTCGTAACTTACGTTCTGAGAAGCACCGGCAGGCTGCTGACTGTTCTCATTCTTTTTGCCATCATCAGAATCCTTGCCCTCATCATCATTGTCTCCATCATCACCAGCGGCATTGTTGGCCTTGGATACGATAGCGTAGAGGGAGTTGATCTGCTGCTGATGCTCTGCCTCTTCGGCTGCACTGTTCTCGGCTGCAAGGTCATCGACGAGAGTACTCTGGTACTCTTTCTGGTATTCCTCGCAAAGAGCCTTGTACTCCTCTGAAGTCAGGCTCTTGTTCTCGAACTTCTTGACGAAGCCAAGTTTCTCGAGAACTTTGTTAAGTCTTGCTTTGAAATTCATATAAACAAATTAACTAAATATTAAAACAACAATAGAAACAAACAAAATTCTTATCTAAGTATTAACAGAGTCCATACAGGTTCTGGGTTCCCATATAAGCATCTCCCATCTGCGCAACCTCGGCAATAGCCTCGAGTAAGGTTCGCTTGCCATCGATGAGTCCAACTTCCTCGGCAGGATCTGTGTAGAAGCTCTCACCCTGAAGAACAGGAGCATCGTCGCCGAGTTCAGATAGTTTAGGGCGCATGGCCTTGACTTCTGCCAGGAACTGCTCGTTCATCGGATCGAGCACATTCTTGATGTACTCTTCCGTCTTGCCATCCTTCAGATCCTCGAAGACCTTATTCTTTCTGGTCGAATTGGTAGCCTTGGCGGTAATCTTCTTCAATCCCAGCTTCTCAAAGTAAGGCTCGAAGTTCCAGAAGGAACACATTGTGCCGATGCAGCCTACGAAGTCGTGGCCGGTCGTTGCATAGAGCTTCTGGCCATGACAACCGATATAATAGGCTGCCGATGCGCAATATTCCTCGTAGATGGCGAGAATCGGCTTTTTTGCGTTGCGCAAAGTCTCACTCAGGCGGTCCATGTACCAGGCTTCTCCTCCAGGAGAGTTGATATGAAGCAGGTGGGCAGATATCTGAGGATTGTTCTCTGCTGCCATGATATCCTGCTCCAGCTGTCTGGAAGAGAAGTACCAGTAGCTATCTGCTGACACGACACCAAATATACGGTGATAGGCGATAGATCCTTCATTCAGTGAAGGAGAATCATATTCGTCGGTAAGCTGCACATCCTTGGTATCTTCACTCTGGGCAGCCTTGGAGGATAGGATCTCCAGAGCTTTATGAGTCTCATACTGATAGAATGTATGAGTCTTGAGATATTCCCGAACCTCGGCTATGGTCATTGCCTGCTCGGCTCTCTTATGTTCGATGCTAGCCACGTTACTATAGAGCGGGAAAGCTGCCACCATCAGCCGACGGTAGGCATCTTCCGTAATCCATAGCGGATGCGTGGAGAGCAGAAGGGTCTGTATTTCGTCCATCTTGATATAAGTTTTCTACAAAGGTACATTATTATAATAGGTATAGAAAAGACCTCACCCAAGCGGATTGCGAAGCATTTTACAATTAACGATCAGCTTCGCCTTGTTGAGATGCTTCACGAGCTGCACCCTCGCCGGGAGATTTTCCGTACCTATTCTATATTCTACCGGATCCTGCAAACCATTTGCATGGCTAACGTCTGAGAGGGAGACAATAGCGTTGCGAGCAACCCTAAGCTCATTAATCATATCATTATCGGGCAAATCGACCACGAAAGTCTTGCTGCAATCCCAATACACACCACCATTATCCTCGGTCATGGCTGGTTCAAAAGTGAAGGGATCTGCCATAAACATATCCCACTTTTCGGGGCTCCCGACGAGGGAGACACCCACAAGACAAGAAAATTCTATCATAATGCGTATTTTTAGAGTGATTATTGCTAATTTTTGGGTGACATTATTTTATACTCGGTATGTATTAAAAATAATTAAACACCGCGTTTTTTTTGGTATTTTCGCGGAATTTTAGGGCAGAGCCGCTGTCTGTAGCGATAAAAGTTCTTCAGAAGCGCATCCGATGATATCGACTTCAGATGGTACGTTCTGATGAACTCTTCCACGACATCCTGGTTGCGCTTCGGCCTTCCAAGTTCCTCGTTCTCCAGCATGATGCGGTGGAACTCGAAGTTGAAGAGCAGACGGATGTGCTCCTCTATCTTTTTGGCTGCCCGCTGCGACAGATAGTTGTAATAGGCAGGATCCTTGCCTGGATGGCCATCCATACAGGAGCGGCGGGAAGGAAGATAGATGGTGAGGTTACAGTCTTCTTGGCCAACGCTGTTCGCATCCGGCTTGGCCATGAGATTCCACACCACGTAATACAAATCCGTGGTGTAAGGTATCTTTACTCCGCCCGTTTCGGGCTCAATTTCCAGCTTTTTTTGAATGTACTCTGCCAGGTATGGCTCGATTCTGACTGAAGCAATTCGTTTCGTGAGACGTTTTTTTCTTTCCATATTGTTTTTGTTTATTTTTGCGTCCTACCGTCCTACAATCCTACAAATCGCAGGTACGATAATGCAAAGATACTAAAAATCAGCGAGTTAAGCAAATTTTATCAAACATATTTTTGACCTACACACTCATTTTTTCGCATCCTACACGTCCTACAATCCTACAAATAGGGGTATTTTGTAGGAAGAAAATGTAGGAAACGGCAAAATGTAAATAATCCTTATTTCCTACAACATCCTACAATCCTACACCATTTCCTACAAATCCTACAAAACCGCAAAAACAACCTAACTAACTGATAATAAGATATATAATAGATAATAATAGTTTGAAAAGAAATGCATTTGTAGGATTGTAGGATTGTAGGAAGGTGTTTTTTTAAAAAACATTTTCAAAACATCGCTTTTCCCGGTTATTTTTGTAAAATTAGGGGGTACGGGGGATTTTTCGCATCTGGAAACCTCGCGTATGTAAGAAAAATGCCCACGCTCACCCTCCCGGGTTTGCGTGGGCAGAAATATGCGAAATCAACTCAAAATAAATGCTTTTTCGCTTGGTTTTCTCGAATATTTTTTGTATCTTTGTATCGTTAAATTGGGGTATTATATACCTATTATAAGGTACGAAGAGCCGTCCTTCTAGAACGGCTTTCCTCCCATCTTTCCTGCATCAGTCTCGTCAAACGGAATGCAGCCAGGCTTGTATTCCTGGGAATTGATATCAGTATTAGACTTCCCATTCGCTTCTGGAGCGCTCTGAGGGGTATTCTCGGCAGGGATATCCCCTCGCCTGAAGTCGATGTTGTACATCTCTACAAACTTATCATAGTCGATGATAATAGCACTGGTGGAAGTAGAGCGCTCCTTACGGACTCTTACCATCGTCTCCTGATCATCCTGCTTGGCAACCTCAACGGTCTCCTCCCAGGTGAAGCGGCGTGATGGTACGGTTCCAACATATGATGGATGCGAGCGAAGGTTCTGCTCCAGGGTAGATAGCGTTGTGTTCTCGCTGTTGTATCCACTTCTGTCGTAGATGGAGTACACGCTGCTGAGACGGAGGAACAGAACATGCGTACCAGGCTCGAAAGCGAACGTTTTCTTGTCTCCGTGAGAATCCTTACCCGTAACACTCTTAGGCTGCTCGATGAGCATTTCTCGGCCAACGAGCACCTGCTTAGTATCGATCATGTTGTTGACTGCGTTGAAGAACATGGCGAGCTTGTCTGTGCTTCGAATCAGAGACAACTGGAACTTGATCTTCTCCTGCACCAGGGCGAAGAACGCCTCGTATGTAAACGGAAGCTTCAGATCCGAATATCGCTCCACCAGTTTTACCATTCCCAGGAATAAGGAAGCTGTCTTCATCAGTCGGTCCATCTCACCGGAATTGATTACGTCACTCTTCAGTTCGCTGTAGGCTTCCTGCTTGAGTGCTCTGAAGTGATCCATCACGACAGGACGAAGCGACAACACCTTCAGCAACACGTTGGATAGACCTACGTTCTTCTCTATATTCTTCAACTCCTCAAACAGCTTCGTCTCTTCCGGTGTTCTGTTCTTAGGCTTCGGAACCTCGCAGATGATGACTCGGCTCATAAGAGCATTATCATCGCGCTGAGGGGTCTCCTGGCCACAGATAACCACAGGCGCAAATACCTTGTCGTTTTCGATATCTCTTCCAGAGGTTCCACGGCGCTTCTGCTTACCATCTCCATCATATACAATACCCTTCAGCGCCTGAAACTTGGTATCCGAGATATCCTTGTTATTATACTCATCGAGAACAACCGGAACATCACGGAATGTACCCATCATCGTACTCATGGCCGCGTCCGTACCTGTATTGAGGTTGAAAATCGGGATGGTCGGACTGATGAAGAGAGAACGGATAGATATCGCGATCTGAGTCTTACCTGAAGACATCGGACCCATGAAGAAGGGAGCCGTGAAGAGTCGATCCAGGCAATGTATGTTACTTCTGAAGGCACACATCAGGGCAAAAACGATAGCCCATTTGCCGTTGTCATTAATCTTATAGACCTTATCCATTAAGGATGCCCATTTCTCGAAACTGACCTGCTTGTCGGCAGGAATATCATCGTATGTCAGCTGAGATATCAACTCGTACTTATCTGATTGTCGCCCGGATCCGGCGTAAATGGTAGAAAACGCAGGAAGGTAATAGTTCATGTGATTGTGGGTGACAACTCCCAGCTCGTTAACCTTCTCGAACACGTATTTCCCGTCCTTGTCTTCGTGGGCAATTCCGTTGGCAAAAGCGAAAAACTGCTCATCTGTCTTCCGGCTCATTCCCTCCGACTGCTGGTTGCCATATACCTGGATCTCCCTGCACTGAACGAAATGGCGGCTCATATATTCCTTGATGCGTCTCCACTGCCATTCTTCTCCGTCTGTGAAGTTCACGCCTTCGTAGTTGATAAGAACGTCCTCGATGGTACTCATCTTCTTTAGAGAGCTTGACAGCACCTCGATATATAATGGCTTGTCGAAGTAACGGCGGTTTACCTTCAGTACTCGCTTATTCTGCTCGAAGTCTTCGTTGAAGATATGGAGCAGAGGAACCATATAGAAGTCTGCAACCTGAGAGAATCCGCGTCCGTTCTTATTCTGGAACATATAACAGACTGGTATGCCCTGCTTGTTAAGACGAGGATAATACTTGCACTCACGAAACATCTGTGCGTACTCTCCCTCCTTGACATAACTGGGAACCTCGTCGCCGTCAAAGTCATCATCATAGAGATCATCCTTCAGGGCATTCGCCTTCATTACATTTTTGCGCTTGTTGACGAATGGCTTCCGGATCTCATCGAACTGGCCCTTGGATAGTCCTAATTTACTGCAGTAATGGTTCTTGTTGACAGTTATCACGGTTTCCTCCGCATAGCTGGTCAACTCGATACACCTTGTAATAATCGGAACCTTGTCGCCTAGGAATCCAGACAGCAGCTCTCCATGTATGCGGATATAGAAATCGATGAAGGATTCCACCTTATCCTCGTGCATGACTCTTATCTGAGAGATACCAGCCTTGTACATCTCCGCGAGCGTCGCCATATAGGTACTATCCTCTCCTGTAGTGGTATTGATACTGCATCCCTCTTCGGTGGTGACAAAATAACAGCAGATACGTCTGAGGTTCTCGATATCTGTCGAGGATGGCGTGCCGGCAACATACACGATAGGATTATCTCCGTATGACTCCATGAACGTATCTATCGATGAGGTCACTACTGCAGGCTCGTTGTTTCTCAGATTCTCCTTCAAACTATCAATACCAAAGATACCATGCTGCAGGTTTTCCTTCTTGACACTATCTACATTACGGCGGATATCTCTTACCTTATCCTCCAGGATGGTCATTTTCGTATCGAAGTCTCTGGCCATAGTCTTCATATACTCGAGACGGAGCCCTGCATCCTGTACGCAGGCTATGAGATTGGAGATTGTATTCATTGCTGCAGCAATGACAGCTTCATCCTTACACCCACGAGGAACCAGCATTCTTTTCATTGCCTTCGGGAAGGCCTCGATGGCTTCAGCCAGCTTCTTCTTTGTATCTTCCTTGCAGAGCTGGCCATAGCTGTCTGGGTCGTACCCTTTCGGCAATCGGATGCACTTGACACTTGCACCAGCCTTCAGCAGCAGCTCGCAGTTCTTGACAGCAGCCTTCATACCTGCATCATCAGCATCATATATCATGACCACAGACTGGGTGAAGCGCATGATAAGCCTTACCTGGTCGCCTGTAAATGCGGTTCCGGAGCCGCCGATGACATTCTCTACCCCATATTTATGGAGGGTAATGACGTCAAATTGCCCCTCGACAAGATAAGCAAATCCCTCTTTGGCGATTGCTCTCTTAGCCTGGTAGAGTCCGAAAATGTGCTGACCTTTTCTGAAAATAGGAGTCTCCCCAGTGTTGACATACTTGCCGGCATTATCATTCGGAGTGACGATTCTTCCGGAAAACGCAACAACTCTTCCTGATACATCGTAGAACGGAAACATGACGCGATCACGGAAGAAATCATAGCTTCTCCCATCTTGAGACTTGCCTAATACCCCAACGTCTGTGAGAACCTGGAGATTATATCCGTTCTCCGTAAGGTGCTTCATAGCTACATTGCCAACAGGTGCGTATCCAACACCATACTCCGCAAGCGTCTTGTCTGTATAGTCATAGCCACGACGCTTGAGGAAGCTTTCTGCCTGGGATAGGTTCCCCTGATAGAATTTGGCAGCTGCAGCAATAGCTATGCGGCGAGATTCCAGAAGTTTATATGCAGCGTTCTCTTCAGGAGTTGCCTCCTGCTCTGGGAATTCTACATCTGCAAGCTTGCAGGCCATTCGCAGAGCCTCAGGAAATGTGATCTGGTTGTACTTCTTCAGGAAGTCCAGGACATCTCCATGTTCTCCGCAGACAAAGCAATGATAGGTTTGCCTCGTCTTGCTCACCATCATGGAAGGATGGCTATCATTGTGGAACGGGCAAATGCCCTTGTAATTGATGCCAGCCTTCGTGAGGGTGATGTATGAACCGATCACGTCAACAATATCCAATTTACTCTTGACGTTCTCGATGAAGTTTGAGTTGATTTTCATATCATACATATTTATTGTTCGAAAAGATTAAGCTGAAGGGAATCGAATGCCTCCGAAATCGTAATATTGAAATATTCGGCAACAGCCTTGTATTCCTCCGGCTTGATTGACTTCCGCCCGAAGAACAGATCCCAATATCTCACCTGATTGATTCCGGTCTCCCGGAAGAAGAACTTGCTCGGATGGAAGTCTTCGAGATGACGGAAACGATATTCCAGCAGCTTCTTCAGCCGGTTTTCTTTTACTACTTGGTGCTTGTCGTCTAATCTGTGACGGAGCGCATAGAGACGCACAGCCATGACGGAACGGCCAAGATTGGCAGACAACTCCTCAAGGCTCATCTTACCATAGTTGTCAACCAGGTAAGTCACTTCTTTCTTGTTCCATTTTTTATTGCTCATTTTTGCAGATAGGTTTATTGGCGTATTCAACATATCTTTTCTGCGGCAGGCAGAATCTACCATTGATGCAGGCTCTGCCATCTACGCATTTCATGCATTCCAGAGGTGGCATCGCTATTTATTTTTGATGTGTTCGTGGTAATAAGCAGAGACTTGGGCCAGAGAACGCATCTGCAGTTTAGCCTTGATATTCTCTCGGTGGCGCTGCACTGTCTTTACAGAGATGTATAGTCTGTCTGCAATCTCTCGTGCTCTGAATCCCTTGGAGATAAGTTCGATGATCTGCAGCTCCCGATCTGTCAGCTTTGAATCCAGCTTCGGCTTGCAGATAGCACCTTCCATTCTGCACTCACCGCGAAGAGGGCATTTAACCTCCTCGAAATGGAAGAATCCGTCTGCATCAATATCTGGAGTGTGAGCGTCATACTCTCCAAAGTTGCATCTGCAGAACCTGGAAACAATATTAAACTCGTAAACCTTGCGATTCATTTCACTTGCAGTATATAGCTCACAGAGAGCTTTGAAGGCCTGAGGATATCTGTTCTTGATAACATCAAGCATCTCCTCTATGATATCTCTACTCTCCGGCGTAAGCTCTTGCACCGGCTTCCCAATCGGCTTGTACATGACATCGCCTTCTGGGGTATTGTAAAACTCTATCGACTCCATACTATTGACAATTAGGAAAAAGTTCGCTCTCCTGCATACCAAGATATACAGAGACAAGACCTCTGCATAGAGCGTTCGGCTCGGACTTGCCCTGTATCCATCTATAGACGGAACTATTAGACACTTTGCATAAGCTAGCAATCTCCTCCACGGCCTTGGTTCGTGGATAGGGAAGACTTTTCATGTACTCACTAAAACCCATTTTATTAAATTTTTGTTTGAAATTAGCATTATGTGCGATATTTTTTGTATATTTGCACCGTGCGAAACATTCGCACGCTGCAAAAGTATAATATTTCGGTGATATAACCAAACATTTCACTGATTATTTTGTATTTTTCAGCATTTTGAGTGAATTTGTTTGAAATTAGATATAATTATGTGTACAGAAGAAACTACAGTAACAACAGAAACTATCGGTGATCGCATCAATGGCATCATCGAGAGAGAAGGTCACACCATTGCAACTTTTGCCAAGAAGATCGGTGTGCCTTGGACGACAATCAAGAATATCGTATCAGGAAGAAACGCTCCTGGTTACGATATTATGTTGAAAATCATCAATGCCGTCGATTGGGTCGATGCTAATTATCTCCTTTTGGGCGAAGAGCTCTCGAAGGGTAATCAAGCCAATCTGCTGAAGATCGTCGAGCGTCAGAACAAGACTATCGAGAGTCAACAGCAGACCATCGATAGACTTACGAAAAAGATGCTGGAGCAATAGCATTTTAACGAGTTTTTATGCACCGTTTTGCGCGAAAAAGCAGCGCTCTTATCAAACATTTGTTTTATACAGTCCACACAAACATTTGATTATCAGCGTTTTGTTTGGCGCGCAACTCGGTGCATTCTCGGTGTTTATTAAGCAAAAACGAAAAAATGCCCCGTTGATTATCAATCACTTACGTCAGCATGTTGCCCAAAATTAAAGCAGTAAATTTGTGCCTAAATTTCAATACAGATTCAGATTGCAAGCCTGTTTTGACAAACACAGATTGCAAATTAACGGCAAATGCCCATTGCAAATTAACATTAAATATTCATAAGACTCTGAAACGATTTAAACATATCATCAGCTGTATCATCTGGACTATCTTCGCCCTTTATGTGATACTCATCGTACTGTTGCACCTGCCACCAGTACAGACCTTCCTCGGCTCTACCGTAGCCACTGCCCTCGCCCAGAAATTCGGAACAGAAGTGAGCGTGGGAAAGATCAACCTGGGTTTCTTCAACCGAATCATCATAGACGATGTAAAGATGCTCGACCAGAAAGGCGACAGCATGATCTATGCTTCACGACTCTCGGCAAAGGTGGACCTGCTGCCGCTGAAAGACGGAAAAATCTCGGTTTCATCGGCACAGCTCTTCGGACTGAGAGCCAACATCTACAGGCAGAATGCCAAGAGCGACATGAACATCCAGTTCATGCTCGATTCACTCGCCTCGAAGGATACCACCCAGCACAAGCCACTCGACCTGCGCATCGGAAGCGTCATCATCCGCCACGGATCCATCGCCTACAACCAGCGCGACATCGCATCGGCTGCAGGAGTGTTCTCGCCTCAACACATCGGCATCAGCAATCTCTCTGCCCACATCGCCTTGCATCATCTCACATACAATGATATTCATCTATCCATCAAGAAGATAGCCTTCACCGATAAATCAGGACTTCAAGTAAAGAATCTGCGATTCAAGGTGAATGCAGACAAGCATCAGGCGCGCCTGAGCGACTTCCAACTGGAACTCCCGAAGAGCCACCTGCTGCTGGAAGACCTCATCGCCACCTACCGCACAAACGAGAAGGGAAAGCTCATCAGCGAAACGCTGCAGTTTGAGGGCGGCATCAAGCCATCGCTCATCACCCTGTCGGATGTGGCTTGCTTCGCTCCTATCCTCAGAAAATGGAACGATGCCCTCTACATCGACACCCACTTCTCGGGCACCAGTACATCGGCACGCATCCACCAGCTCCACTTCAAGACCCAGAGCGGAAGCATCCTGCTCAAGGCGAACGCCAAGGCAAGCGACTGGAACCGAAAGCTGCACTGGCTCGCCAACATAGAGACCCTGCAGGTTTCTGACGAGGGCATGGAGCAGATAGCCGCCAACCTGGGCAGCAAAGTGAAGATTCCAAAAGAGGTGCTCCGACTGGGTAACATATATTATAAAGGTGTAATCAGCGGAAAAGGCAAGAGCCAGATAGGAACCAAGGGCGTACTGCGCACCGATGCAGGAAACGTGGAGATAGACGCCCACCAGAACGGCAAGCAGCTCTACGCCAAGGTAGATACCAAGGGCATCAACCTGGGCAAGATACTCGACAATGCCAAACTGGGCATCATCGCCGCACACATCACCGCACAGGGCACCAAGGAACATCTTGTGGCAAAGGGCGAGATTCCGCTGTTCGACTTCAACAACTACCGATTCTGCAACATCAGACTGGACGGCAGCTACAACAAGGGACTCATCGACGGACTTGCATCCATCGCCGACCCGAATATCAACCTGCAGGTGGCGGGCAAGTACTCCATCCCGAAGAAGCAGTATGAAGCCCAGCTCAACCTGGCGCATCTGCAACCTACCGTACTGGGCGTGAAGATGGCAGACAACACCTACACCCTGAACGACATCAGGGTGAGTGCCAAGAACGAAGGAGCAGACAGCTATCTGGACCTGGAAGCACCATTCGCCAACATCCACGTAAAGGGACAGTACGACTACGGCACCCTGATTCAGACCATGACCAACATGCTGGCAAGCAAGCTGCCTACCCTGCCTGGCATCGGCAAGACCAGCAACAAGGCAAGAAACAACTTCAGCATAGAGGCAGAAATAGCCTCTACCGAAATTCTGCAGAGAATGCTGGGCGTGCCGCTCGACATTCAGCAGCCGGTGGTGATAGACGGAAACATCTCCGACCTAGACCGCTCGGTAAACCTCACGGCACAGTTGCCTGCCTTCAGCTACAACGGCAGCGACTACAGCGGCGGAGCCCTTCAGATGAATACCGAGGGCGACACGCTGAAGGTGGATGCGCGCATCAAGACGGGAGCGGTGGGCAGCACAAGCCCTACCCTGCACGTGAAGGCAGCTGCAGCCGACAACACCCTGATGGCATCGCTGGGGTACAACAACCACTCCAAGAGCCTGCCTATCCACGGGGCGCTGAATGCCGAGGCGCAGTTCTACAAGAATACGGACAACGTATCTACCGCCCACGTAGATATCAAGCCATCGGTAATCCATATCGGAGAAAAGCCTTGGAAGGTGCATCCGGCTGACATCACCTACAGCAAGAACCACCTGGAGATAGAAAACTTCGAGGTAAGCCACGGCGACCAGCATGTGGCGGTGAACGGACTCGCCACCCCGAACAAGGAAGACTCCATCGTGGCGCAGCTGAAGGATGTGGATGTGGAGTATATCCTGAACCTCGTAAACTTCCACTCGGTGGATTTCTCAGGCAAGGCTTCAGGCAAGGCGATTGTGAAGAGCATCTTCAATGACCCTGACGCCTACGCCAAGCTCGACATCAAGGACTTCGAGTTCGAACACGGTCCAATGGGAGTACTGCATGCCAACGTAAGCTTCAACAAGGAACTGAGTCAGATAGACATCAACGCCGTGGCAGACGAGGGCGAAGAGCACCAGACGCTCATAGACGGATATGTATCGCCGAAGCGAAACTACATAGACCTGGGCATCGAGGCGCAGGGCACGAACATGAAATTCATGGAGAGCTTCTGCGGCAGTTTCATGGACGACATCCAGGCAAGGGCGAAAGGAAAGGTGAATCTGGTGGGCGACCTGAGCGACATCAACCTGGTGGGCGACCTCTACGCCACCGGCAAGATGCACATGAAGCAGCTGGGCACCGAGTACAGTTTCAAGAACCTGCATGCCCACGCCATTCCGGATGACATCCTGCTGAACAATGATACCATCTTCGACCGCAACCACAACATGGCACTCGTAAGCGGCGGTATCCATCACCAGCACCTCACCCGACTGAGCTACGACCTCACCCTGAAGGCGCACAACTTCCTGGGCTACGACACCCATGAGTTTGGCGACAACACCTTCTACGGTACCGTCTATGCCACCGGCGAGGTGGGCATCCACGGCAAGAGCGGCGAAACTATCATTGACATCGATGCAGAACCGGGACCTGGCAGCATCTTCGTATATAACGTGGCGAGCCCTGATGCCATCAGCGACAAGAGCTTCATCCACTGGCACGACATCGCTCCGGAGCTGACCGACAGTCTGAAGCAGCAGCAGAAAGATGCAGACGACGACATCGACTTCTCATCAGACATGCGCATCAACTTCCTGGTGAATGCCACCCCGAACCTGACGCTGAAGCTGATGATGGACCCTCAGAGCGGCGACTACATCACGCTGAACGGTAATGGCGTACTAAGAGCCAACTGGTTTAACAAGGGATCTTTCGACATGTTCGGCAACTATGTGGTGGACCACGGAGTGTATAAGCTCACGATACAGAATGTAATCAAGAAAGACTTCGAGTTCATGCCGGGCGGAACCATCGCCTTCGGTGGTAATCCATACAATGCGCCACTGAATCTGCAGGCGAAATATACGGTGAACGGTGTTCCGCTGAGCGACCTGAGCATCGGCCGTTCGTTCAGTAGCAACAACATCCGTGTAGATTGCCTGATGAACATCACGGGCACCCCTCAGTCACCGAGCGTAGATTTCTCAATGGACCTGCCTACGGTGAACACGGATGCCAAGCAGATGATCTATTCAGTCATCAATTCGCAGGAAGAGATGAACCAGCAGGTACTCTATCTGCTCGCCATCGGACGATTCTATGCGCAGACCAAGAACAACCAGAGCAGCGAGGATGCCGACCAGCAGAGTCAGACCTCACTGGCGATGCAGAGTTTCCTGAGCGGTACGATTTCGCAGCAGCTCAACACCGTATTATCGAATGTGGTAAAGAGCAACAACTGGAATTTCGGTGCCAACATCTCTACGGGCGATGAAGGCTTCAACAATGCAGAGTACGAAGGAATCCTGAGCGGAAGGCTGCTCAACAATCGCCTGCTGTTCAATGGTCAGTTTGGCTATCGCGACAACGCGAATGCCACGCAGAGTTTCATCGGCGACTTCGATCTCCGTTATCTCATCTTCCCGAACGGCAATCTCGCCGTGCGCATGTATAATCAGACCAACGACCGCTATTTCACCCGAAACAGCCTCAACACGCAAGGTCTCGGTCTAATCATGAAAAAGGATTTCAACGGCTGGCGCGACCTCTTCGGAATCAAGAAAAAGAAGAAAGAGGTGAAGAAGAAAAGCGGGAGCAAGAAAGCCAGAAGCAAATAAAGTGAAAAGACGGAAGCTTCCGTCATCCCCCAACGCCCTGAAAGAACAATGTAATTTGCCCTTTCAGGGCGTATGGCTGATTTAACAACAAATATTTACGTTAGAGGCTTGAGGGTTAATTTAGTTAAAAATTTCGTCCAATATTTTGTCGGTTCATCAAAAAGCAGTACTTTTGCATCGTCGTTGAAACAATATCAGACAAAGGAAGATTGGCAGAGTGACCGAATGCGCTGGACTCGAAATCCGGTATACCCT